CACCGCCACCAGCATCAATATCAGCACCAGCATCAATATCAGCATCAGCATCAATACCAGCACTAGCACCAGCACCAGCACCAGCATCAACACCGCCACCAGCATCAATACCATCACCAGCATCAATATCAGCACTAACATCTTTACAAGAACAAGAAGCAGAACCAGCACCAGAGCCAGCAACAACACCAGCATCAATATCAGCACCAGCAACAGCACCATCATCAATGCCAACAACAGCAACAACACCAGCAACAGCAACAACATCAGCATCAATATCAACACCAGCATCAATATCAGCACTAGCACCATCAACAACAGCAACAACGCCAGCACCAGCACCAGCACCAGCATCAATATCAGCACCAGCATCAATATCAGCACCAGCATCAGCACCAGCAACAGCATCAATACCATCATCAATGCCAGCACCAACAACACCAGCACTAGCACCAACATCAACACCAGCATCAGCACTAGCAACAACACCAACAACACCAACACTAGCACCAGCACCAGCAACAACACCAGCAACAGCAACAACATCAGCATCAGAATTAATACCAATGCTAACACCAGAAATGCCAACACCAGAATCAATACAAGCAAAAATGTCAAAAATACCAATAAAACCCATTCTACAAGGGGACAACGGAACAGCAAAAGCATTTCTAATGAAACCTCTAAAAAATTATGAATCAAAATCTACAGGAGGTAGTAGACGCAATTATATTCATAATAACAATAACAAAAAAAATAAAACAGTAAAATTGAAATAGAGCGTTGCAACGATTGAAAAAAAAATCCAATAATAAATATAGAATGGATATTTTTTATTATAGTAATTACTGTAAACATTCTCAGAAAGTTCTTCAATTTCTCGTAAAAGGGGATTTAGTCGATAAAATAAGTTTTATTTGTATTGACAAGCGTTTTTATGATAAACGTACAAATCAAACCAAAATAGCTTTAGAGAACGGATCACATGTAATTTTACCACCGAATATACATAGTGTTCCCTCACTTTTACTCGTCAATAAAAATTATCATTTAGTAACAGGTGATGATATTATACGTCATTATGAACCACGTATTAAAGAGAAATTAGCAAGTGTAAATTTTGGAAATGGGGAACCTTTAGGGTTTCCTATCAACAATATTAGTGGTTCAGGGGGATCCAATATAGTTTCAGAACAATTTACATTTTATAATATGTCACCAAATGAGCTAAGTGCAAAAGGTGAAGGAACAAATCGAGAAATGTATAATTATGTTCGCGCATCTTTAGATGCACCATTTATTGAAACACCCCCAAATACATATAAACCCGATAAATTATCATCTAATGTTAATATGGATACAATTCAAAAACAGAGAACAGAAGAGATTCAACAATCTCCACTATTTGTGCCTGTTTTGTAAATTTCAAATAAAAAAATGTAAAATATAAAAATGTAAAAACACATAAATAAATAACTTGTAATATTCTATTGTTATGTCAACTACCGATAAATCTACAATTTTAAGAGCATTCAATTCAAGTTTTTTTGATTTTGTCAATGAAATTATAAGAATTTTTCCAGACAATTCTGATATAACAACGGGAAAAAGAGCATTTGAAATGGCAAAATCAGCAAATCCAACAATTATAATAAAAGTCTGGTATACATTTGTTTACAAACCTTATACAGAAGTTATCGATTCAGGCGATATTACTTTTTTCTTTGATAAAAATTATGAAGAAGATGTAGGGGTTTTAAATAACTCACGCAAAATTTTGAATATTATTGATTCTTTACGGGATCCAATTCGTATTATGAGTGATGAAAACAAAGCACATTCGATGAATTATATTCAGATATTAAGTCGTCTTTCCAATGTATATCACTCTTTGTAGGTTCGAACTGTTTGTGATATTCAAAAGTCAAAATTGACGCAAAGCAAATAACAGAACGGCGGGTTCAATTTCCGAAAAATAGTCCCAAATAATCTTTTTATTAATTTTCTTTTTCTCACTTGTCGATAAACTTGGTAAATAAATTTCATGATGAATCTGATAAATATGAAACCACAAATGTCTAGACATTGTATCAGGACGTGGCTGTTTCAAAATATAATGTTGAATATATCCCTGATGAATATATTGAATAAATGCTGTCAATTGTTTGTAAAAATTCCAGAATAGGTTTTTATACATTGGAAAATATTGAAGAAATTCATTCAATTTATTCGTGCGTAACAAAGATAAATACTGATATTGTAAGTTTGGGTGATTACCACGAATTTCTTTCAATCGTTCGTAATAATCACACCCAATAGAAGTTCGATCACCACTGACTGTATCTACTAACATATATCCCAATGGTGCTAATGTTATTTCTTTCACCAATTCGAGTGCTTCATAGCAACGATAATACAATTGACCACTAATAATCACAGGACTAATATAATTGGAAAAATCATGAATTTTTGGAAGAAAGAACACTTGATAATCATTCAATTTTGTTAATTCTGGGCTATTATAAACAGTTGAGTATAAAGGTAATAACCGCACAGAATTCGATGATTCTATATTATATATTGCTACCAAATATGCACGTGGTTCTTCAATAGATAAGACAATATGATTTTTTGGGTGTTGAAGAACAAAATTATAACAATATTTTTTATTCAAATTTTCCACTAACCAAGAATTGTTCAAATGAGAATCTTTATGTTCATGAATAGCTTCCAAAAACATTTCTCGGAATGTTATATTATCCAGATTTTCGCCATTATTTTCATAATTCGTGCGATAATACGAATAATCGCAACCAATAGCATTTTTTGTAGCAATGTTCCAAGTTTTTATAGATGGATCATAAAAGAGTTGAATCATAGTGCCTTCGATAATTTCAGTAATTTCAATTTCCTCGGGAATCAAACTATTCACTGTTGGGTGTTTCGATTTGAATACAGACATTGGAATAGATTTAGGTGGCGAGAAACTTACTAATTTCATTTCACCAGAAGATTTGCTGAAAATAACGGAACGATACTTACCTGTTTCTTCATCATCAAAAGAAAGACAATTTTTTTCATAATTGATAATTTTATATAAACTGGATTCCTTGCATTTTAACTTGTTATTGATTGAATCGGCATTTGAATCGAGAATATAAGGAGACATCATGATTGTGTTATTGTAGTAAATACTTTTATAAGATTGTTTACAATTGTCATTTTTAAATCAATTTTTTATCTTCAATGTAAATGTAAAACAGTTAAAAATAAATGTAGTTATTACATATCATGAAAAATATAATAACTATTATAAGAAAATTTATATCAAAAGACATACCAAATCCTGTTGGTAGATGGAGAATAGATCATTCAAATACACAAATAAACAATAAAATAGATTTATCAAATGAAGATCATTGTGGACCATGTGGACAATACGCATTAGAAAAAATAAAATTATCCCCAAGAACATTAGAATGTGGAGATGTGAATTCAAATAATAAAATACCACGAACGGATTTAACCATTGAAAAAAAATGTTTCAAAGAAATATAGATATTCATTTAGAAAAAATAAAATAATAATTTGTTGTTTTATTTCAAGCTATCGATGATTTGTAATGAAAAACACTCATTACAAATCTTCAAGAAATTTATTCAAGCTGACACAGAAATGATAATAAAGTATTCAAAAACATTTATTCTTTGTATATTTTTCGTAGGTGTATATATAAGTATTAATTTTACAAACTTATATAAATGAACACAAACATTTCAAGAGATGATGAAAACAATATTTTAGAAGAAAATAAAAAAATACACTTAGAAGAAGAAGATATTAATGAGAATCCAGAAGAAGAACGTGAAGAAATAACCCCAGAAAATATAGTAAAAATAAAATTAGGAGACATCATAGAAATTATAGCACCGAATCATCCTCGTCTTCACGAAGAAAGTTTTTTTATTGATTATATTGATAATAAAACAATTGTGATTTTGAATATAGCATCAAATGATTATAGTCAATTAACATTAGACAATAATGGATTTTTAACAGATGAATCGATCGAAACCATTTATATATTGAGTAGGAGCGATGAAGCAGGATATGCAAGACAAAATGGTTTATTACCAAAAGAATGGATTGATATTTATATTGGGGGTGATGTTCCCGTTATAATTACAGGTGAAATAACAAATTTGGATTTAGATATGATTGAAGTAACGACATATCCAGAATCAGATGTAATTTATATTGACTTTGAGTACAAAGGTTTACCAAGAGATATACCATTTGAAAGAATCGAATTAAGAGATAGACCTGCTATGGCAAACCAAGGAAGAAAATCGGCAATCGAAGACGAAGAAATGTCAGATGTTCCTGTAGATGATGATACCAGAGAAGAAGATTTGAAAACAGATGTAGGATCGATCATTCAAACAGAAAGAGCCGAATTACCCGAAAAAGATGTGTTTGATGTTCTCAATTCATTATATTTATCCGCAGACAATATTACATTTGGTGAAGAATTAGAAGATCTAGAACAAGTGGTTGAACTCCCAGAAAATCAACGTAGATATGGTATTGAAACACAATCCAATGATTTGATGGACGAGTTATTATCAGTAATACCAAATAGTCGCCGTACAAAAGATGTTTTAGATCGTATTCATTTGTTAATAGAAAGATTTAAACAATTACGTTCAATATATTCTAAATTCGATTCCAATAACAATGTAACGGGGTATATTCAATTGGGTCCATTACACAAACCATTAGTACAAAAAATGGCAAAATTAAATACGGAACTTTCATGGATTATTCCAGTGGTGAAACAACGTAGATATATGTATGGTATGGATCCTTCTATGGAAGAAGAAATAAATGAAGAAAGTCCTATTTCAGATGTGATTGTTGGAAATTTAGAAGAAGAAATACAGAATGAAAAAGAGTTATACAAACAATATACAAAAAGTACATTACCAAATGGGATAAATAAGTACGAATATTTGATTCATGAATTAGATGATATTCATACATGTATAATGCCAGAAAATTATTGCGATTCTGGTTTAGCTATAAAACAACAAATATTATCACCTTATGATACAATAGTAAGTAATTTAGATAATTTTTATAGCACAGTAAGTGATTCAAATACTCGTCCGGGAAAATTAGACGCATTAAGTCGTCGACGTTTTGTAATTCAACGGTATCAATTAGGAACAAATAAAAAAGAAAAGGTAATATTAAAATCTGGAAAAACAGAATATGTAAGTAAACCATTTACTCAGAACGATAAAATGACAATTCAATCATTAGTATTATTACCCGAATCTGCGGTAAAATTTTCGCATATTCGTCTTCCAGGAACGAAGTTAATAACAAAATCGAATTTACATCATAATTATTTGTCTCTTTTCCGTATTTTAAAAAAGAATACAGATTTAGATATTCATTTTGTAGAAGATTTGGAACACGAAATATTATATGGTGATGATTATTTAAATACAAATTCTAAAACCATAAACGAAGGTCCGAATGAATTTTTGACGAATATGAAAGAGTATTTTTTAGATCCACAATTTGATAATAATAAAAATAAATTTGAAGAGTTTTTGAATGTGGTTATACCAAAAACACGTATAATTTTTAGAATTATTCGAAAATATTTACATCATCATTTATCTATGGTAGATATTGTGAAGGAATTAGAACCATTTTATATTTATTCGAGTGATATTACATATCGTCAATATGACGAAATTCGTTATTATATAAAACACAAAATAGTAGATTGGAAAAAAAAATTGGTGGATAGAAGAGATTTATTCAAACGCTTGATACGCAAAAGTTCTCAAATGGCTTCACGTGAAATGAACTTAATAAAACGTATTTTATACGATAATAATGTTTTGTTGAGAATGTTTGAAGACGCGTATAAATTCAAAGAAAATATAGAAGAAGAATCAAGTGTAAAAAAAAATTTATGGGAAACATTATCATCAAGTGAAGTTTTACACAACACTATACAATTAGATTGTTCAGGATTACTTACAGATATAATAAGTACAATGATGATAAAAACTGTTTCAACACCAGAAAATTTTTTAGAAGCATTTGAACCAGCAAATGTAGATAATTTGAGTGATTTGGAAAAAATAAAACCGAATGATTGTACACGTCGCTACTTGGCAAAAAAATATACAAATATGACTGCTATGTCACAAGACAATGGAAAAGAAGACGTATTTTTTGATAAAGACATGGATGATACAATGTATTCATTGTTGGATAATTATAAAAAAGAGAAAAAAGAGATGAAACCAAATGAATTTTTGGAATTTTTGACAATGAATTTAATGACAAAACATAAGTTATCTTTGGAGTCAGGAAAAGAGTTGGCAAAAACACTTATTGAAGGAAAAAAACGTGTTTTCGAAGGAATGTTTGCTGTGGTTCAAATTACTCGTAATTCACCAGAATCATCTGAATCGAAAAATTCCGAAGATGAATCAATGAAAGTACAAAGAAATCATTATTACCGACGTGTAAAAAATCAGTGGGTGCATGATAAAAGTATAGATGAAGAAGCGTTTATCGATAATAATACATTATTTTGTAATATACAAAGTGAATGTTTTAAGAATCAAAAAACAAATATATGCGAACCAACCGATTTGACGAAAAAACGATTGAAAGAAATGAGTCAAAAACGAATGAAAGATGAATTTGATAGACGTATTAGTGGGTCTATTGAAGAATTGGAAAAAGCTATAAAAACACGTTTAGAATTTGATTTCAAAAAGATTATACGAGAACGTATATTGAACAGTATAAAAACCGAAAAATATAACAATATGGCTTATGAAATGGGAAAATTGTTAATTCATGATAAAAAAATCGAGTCGCCGTATAGTTCATTGTCCGAATTAATTTTAAGTCAAGAAGATTTTCAAAAACGACAATCTGATATTGTAAAGTTTGTAGATATGTATTGTCGAGAACCGATGGTATATGATTTGAATGAAAATTCAGCATGGTTATATTGTCGTGATACAAATGTGCCATTGTTTCCAAAAAGTTTATATTCATTAGCTATTACATATGTTTCAAAGGGTGATTATATGGCAAAATTAAATGAGATATGTCATACAACAGGAATAATAAGTGATGACGGTGATTCTATAGTAGATCGTCATACAGGAAAGGTATTACGAAAAATCGATTTTGTCACAGAAGATACATTTACAGACGAAGGATTTCGTATAGTTACACATGATGTAATAGAAGAAAATTTAGAAACTCGATTGGAAAATATGTTTATGACTTCTAATTCGGGTGTTTCTATAAATAAATTGGGTAAATCAATATTTGAAAATGAAACAAATCAAACAATATATAATATTATTTCAGTTCTTTGTAATAATATGGGTATTCCAGTAGAATCAGTACAGAATTTTGTTATAATAACAACAAATGAAATATTGGAGAAACATGTTCAATCGAATGAAATATATGAAAAACATGCTGAAGCTATGGAGAAAAAAAAAGGAATTCGACCAATTCCTTATGAAATATATCGTGATCGTTTCATGTTTTGGACATTGACATCTTGTTTATTAATCGCCATTCAAACAGCAATTCCTGGATTTCGAACGAAAAAAACATTTCCGGGATGCGTGCGTTCATTCAGTGGTTATCCGTTTGATGGTGGACTGGAAGATTTGTCAGGTATTGAATATATATCATGTATTCTTTATAAAATGAAAAGTAGTAGTGTTCCATGGAATTCGATTGAAAAATTAGATTTAAAAACGTATACTACAAAAATACGTGAAATGTTGGAAAAAATCATATTACCAAACAGACCAGATATAGATCAAATGTATGTTACAAAGCGCGAACATATACTTTTACACCCAAATGAAATAATTCCAGAAGATCATGCTATTGACCGTTGGAGATCATTTTTACCTCCAGTAGTAGAATTTTCGGTAATATCAAAATTACGTCCTGTAAATTCCACATATGAGAAAGAAATGATTGATTCAATTACAAAAGGACATTATGATCAACGAAGTCATTTGAGTATGATACGTAGTCGTATTTTACAGTATGGATATGCTATTATTGAAGCGATTAATCGTATAGTAAAAACAAAAGACATATTATTAAAAACATCAAGTAAAATTCCATATTTAGAAAATGCGTGTTGTCAAGATCCACTTCATCCAGAACCAATTCGATATTTTGCGAAAGAGAATACAGCAATTATTCAATATATGGAAACAGTAAATTATTTATCAGACATACTTAAAAATATTCATACCATGACAACCAAAGGTTCTCTTTTATATCATCCTCAATTTACTGGAATATCTTTTTCTATTATTGGTGATATTTCATTGACTGAAAATATATATGCTGCTTATTTTCATTATTGTAATTTTGATAATGAATTACCAATACCAGATGTATATTTAAAAATATGTCCAACAAAATTATCAAGTATCTCAGGATACAAATCGGAATGGTCTATATATGATAAAATTGATTTTTTGAAAATCAATGGAAAACAGTACAAACCTGAAAACCTCGATCAATTGATGGTGTTGGTACACAATGAAAATCGTATAGAAATGGAAAACCCAATAGAATTCAATCAAGTAGATGTTCTCAGAAATTTATTAGAAAGTTTTGAACAACGCGAATCTGTCGTAATAGAAGAAATATTTCGACAAAGATTGACAGAAGTAGTAAATGGTTTTAATCCTCAAAAAATGACGGAAGAACCACGTCCTGAATTAGATCGTTTCAAAGATTATCTTTATAAAGCAAATGAACAGATGTATTATTCCATTGTAAATTTCATAGACAAAAATGGGAATTTATCGGATGTAAAATTTTCTGATTTTCAAGAATGGCTTTTATCACCATTAGAAAGAGGTATTACAGATTCGGAGAACTTGATATTTACAAAAGATAAATTATACAAAACAGTACAACAAAGTAAAAATTCGGTATATATGATGTCAAAACTATTACCACAAATGATTTTAGAAAAAAAAATATATAATAAAATTCCACAACATTGGGATTTGGCGGGTGTTCATAATCGTGATTTGGAGAACATTCATGATAATTTTTGGGATAAAATACAACCTTTTTTTGGTGATCAAGTTCTCGAATTATTATTATTAGAAGTACGTGAACGTTTGAATGATATTTTTTTATTGGTATGTGAATTGCCTACTTATTCACCTATTGCCAAAGTGAATCATGAATTCCATTCGTTATTTGACACACAAACATCATATTTCATATATATTTATTTATTGTATTCAACATTTTATGAATATATTGTATGTTCTGAGAACCCAGATATGCTTTATACAGATGTAGTAGAAACAAAAAAACGTCGAAAGCAAGAAAATATAGATCAAGAAGATGAAATGACAAATGTAAGATCAAAAAATTATAGTATGGATGAAGATACTGGTGAAATAACATCGGAATTGGAAGATATTCAAATAGAAATTGGTAATCAAGGACAATTAAAATCGCGTGTAGCAAATCTATTATTAGCCTTTGTTGATTTAGACAAAGAAAACAAATCATATTTTTATAGTTATGAAGATATTGCGAAAAAAGTTGGATTATCTAGAAAACAAGAGAAAAAACGTATTACAGATTATTTGGGTAATTTGAAAGATGATGAACTTGAAATTGAGAACTTATTCAAAAAATATAAAATGGGACGCTGGAATGTTGGAATGCAAAAAGGATTGGTACATTACGACAAAGCTACATATGAAAGACAACGAGAAGAATCTATGGCAGACGCATTTTTAGGTGATATGGGTTCTGGTGTGGGATTGAATCCTGATACAGGTCGTAGTGTAGAAGATTTAGAACGTGAAATGACGGAAGATGCTGCAAAACAACACGATGATGATGGATATCAAATTGGAGAATTTGGGGATGATTATCAAGATGGTGTTTATTATGCGGAAGATCGTGATCCTGATGGTTATGAAGAATAATAAATAAAATATATTTATTTTTTATAACATGAAAAATAAAGGAGGTGGTACTTGTTATTCTAAAAATGTTAAAGGACAAATAGTGCCTACAAATTGTAATCATATTGATAGTCATGATAGTGATAGTAATGATATTGATAGTAATAAAAGAAAAAGAAATAAACCAAAATCACTACAACCATCACGACGACCATCGCCACAACCATCACGACGACCATCGCCACAACCATCACGACGATCAGCACCAAGATCAGCACCAAGATCAGCACCAAGATCATCACCAAGATCAGCACCAAGATCAGCACCAAGATCAGCACCAAGATCATCACCAAGATCAGCACCAAAATCAGCACCACAACCATTTCAATCGTTACCACCACAATCAGTATCAAACAAAAAATTAGGTGATTTTAACAAAATAAAATTAGATAAAATAATGCATGTTCTTAGTAATCAAGATTTTCATCAATTAGCAATGTTGAATTCTGTTTTTCCAAAAAAAAAAGGACTAGAAGAAGAACACGCAATGCGTCTCAAAATAAATAATGCTATGAATTTTTCAATATGGAATATTAAAACAATAAAAGAACGTTGTGATAAATTATATTTAACTATGAATAAAAACGAATTAAAAATACGTTCAAAAATTTTAATTTTATTAGCTAATAATAATCCCGAAGAATTTCCAAAGATTTTAACAGATGATGGATATTATATTTCAAAAAATTTTTTAATATTATTCTGTGAAGGTGGTGAAGAAAATAAACCATCAAATAATTATAAAAAAATTAAAGAATTTGAAAATCAACCACATGATATAGACACAATATCATTCTATATAGAATACGGACTTACATTACCAGAACCTTTTAATTATAGTGAATATATACAACAAAACGAACGTTTGTATTATACAGGAATTTTAAAAGCTTTGTTATATCCATTAGGTAGTTATCAACATGGTGGTAAAACAATAAAAAAAAAATGTAAAACGTATCGTAAAACGTATCGTAAAACGTATCGTAAAAAAAGATAAAGATATAACGCTAATAATTTGTAATACGGTATTACAAATTATTACTCATGTCAAATCATGGGGCTCGAACTGTTCCGTCAAAAAATTCAAATATCCCATTTGAATTCTTCAATGGTATAAATTATTCGACGGTTTAATAATCTTATTAAATTATATAATGAAGTTAACTTGGTTAATATATTTTTTAATAATTATTGTATGTTTAGTAATTTTTTCAAATAATATGTATCAACCCATATATAATTCAATAAAAGAAGGTGTAGATAATACTAGTATTATTAATCTACCTGATCAAGCGGAAAAACCAAATCCTGTTACTATATTTTTTAATGAAAAACCACAAATACTTGAATCAAATATAGCTATTTCTTTTGATATTAATATTCGATCCATCTGTAATTATGGGTGGCAACAAGTTATTGGTGTAACACCAGATAAAAATGGTTCAGATAAACGTGTTTTAGGAATTTGGTTTGAACCAAATTCAACAACACTTCATATTCGCACTGCAACTACAAGTAATGGAATTAATATAACAGATTCAAATTCCGATATTGGTGGTAATAAAATAAATTTAAATAACTATATTGGAAAATTTGTAAATATTTGTGTTATTGGAAATTTAAACGACAATTCATATACGCACACATTTACAGTATATATTGACGGAATTCTTAAAATAACCACAACTATTCCACGTTGTTGGTATCCAATTGTTACAAAACAAGTATATATCATGACACAATATAAACAGAATGATGGTATTACACCATCATACTATAGTTTTAATGGTAAATTAGGAAATGTTGTATTTTTAAGTTCAAATTCACCATTAACATATAATAGAGTTAAAGAATATGTACCATCATTTTATACAGATTCAGATTCATTTACCAATATAAATAATACTTATAAAGAAGGAATGACAGAGAAAATAATAGGTATAGGTGTTGCACCAAATATTAGTGATTATGAACCTATTAAAGATAGCCAAGATAAACCAGTTTGTCCTGTAACTACTTTATATAATAATCAAGACAATACAAATTTTAAATTATTAGATGAAAACAAAAATTATCAAATAAATGGTAAAAAAATACCAATTTGTTCATTTGATGAAATATTAAAAATAGAAGAAATAATTTTAAAAAAAATCAATAAATTCAATACGGATTATTCCGATTATATGATTTATAAATATAATCAAAATCATAAAGGAGATTGTCAACCACAATTAGCCTTTGTTAATCCAACTGATGATTTATCATCATTAAATAGATATGACGAAATACCTAATGTTAAAGAGTTACCTACATATAAAGATTTATCAAAGAGTTTACAAACATACGATAATATATTAGATGCAAATAAACAATATTATCCAACAATACAAACAACATCAACAACCAACAATACTACATTACATAATGAAATAAAGACACGACGTAATGATTTGGATAATAAATTATTTGAATTAAATAATAATCAAAATACAATACATAGAGAATCAAAATTACTAATGGATTCTAGTATTTATGTTACAATATTATGGACAACTTTAGCTACATCATTAGTTTATTATATGTTTGTTCACATTTAGAGTGTTGAATAATTCAAACTACCTGACAAATGAAACGGATTTTTTAGATTCAACAGTATATTTGTAGCAAATTCGCTAATTATATATAATAATATTATTATATATATATAATGTCAAATCAAAATTTACAACAAATAAATACAAATTATCAATCATTAAATGATATTTATAATAATTATGCATTTGATTATGGTGAAATAACTCAGAACGTCGCAGTTAATTATATACCAAATTTAGTTGATATAGGAACTTTATGTAATGATGAAAATAGTTTTAAAACATTTAATTTTACACAAAAATGGCAAACACCTGATACTATAAATATGTGTTTAAAAAATGCTGAAAAAATTGTAAATGATATTGTTTGGGAAGATGAAACAAAAATACGAAATAATGGTTTTACAATTAAAGACGGATTAAATTATATAAAAATTGGTGCAAGTAATTATATAAATGATAATACTAATTTTTTTATAAATAATGAATCTATTTCAACTTTAACAAATGCATCAATGATAGTAAATAGCGGTGATGCTATAGAAATATTTGGATATTTTATTCCAGATATTACTGGATTATGGAAATTTACAATACCTAATTCTAGTAGCACGAATTCAATATTTTCTAAATTATGGGTAAGTAATAATAATGCACTTTATGATTATACAAATAATAATGCTGATATTAATAATAATATCTCTAAAAATGGATCTGAAAATACATTTTCAATAAATTTAACCCGTGGTGATGTTGTACCCATACGTCTACATTTCATAACATTAAAAATGGGTTTACCAAATATTTCATTATTAACATTAACAAAACCAGATGGTAGTATTATTATTCCAACATCTAAAGTAGCAGAATCGGGAAAATCAGAACCATATTTTTGTACTATTTTAAACAATGGAAAAATATATTTGAAAAAAACACTATATATAGCTTTGACACTTCAAGATTATAATAAACAATTGTATAATTGTTTTTTTTTAGATCCAATTGATCAAACGAATAAGGAATCTTTACTATTATTAAAAAATAATCCAAAACTTCAATATGTAAAATCTGAAATTTCTGTATCAATAACTTATTCTGGAAATGGAACATATAATCAATCAAATGGTAGTGATACAAATATTCAATTACCTATAGGTGTTCCATTGAAAATAAATTCTGCAACGTATGGATCCGCACGTAATTATGATTATATAACTTCTACACCTGTTACTAAAGAATCACAAATAGAGATAGGACCTTCAGTAGAAAATAAATCCGATAGTAATTCAAATTTAACAAAATATACAACTGGTTATCAAGCAAAAGTACAAATTACTACAAATGAAAACCAAAATAATAGTGTATCACAAATTAAAGATGTTACTGATAAAACAAGGACAATAGTTAATGGCGGTGAAAACCTTATTATTTCGGGTGAAAAATATGATCAAAATTTTGGAAATCCAATAAAAGATGGAACAACAAACCCACAATTAAATATAAATTATAGTTATAATGGTAGTATAGCAACCAATATTACAAATAAACAAATATATATTGATCCAAATAATGGAAAATTAACAATTGGATATAATTATCAAGGGAATCCCAATAGTAGTGTTATTGAAATGGACGAACCAAATAAAAACGTAAATGGTCCTTATAATTATCGTATCATTTTAGCAAATGACGCAACATTACAAGTACAAGATACAAATGGAAGTGTTATCGGTAAAAAAAATTTATCCAAGTATGTAGATGAAAGATTTAATTTTAAATTGGAGAATTGTTTAGTAAATCCAAAATGGGTAAATAATCCGTTGAACAAAAATACTATTGAAATGGGAAAAAAATTTCCTAAAGATGTAAATGAATTGGTTTCAAGTGACGGACGTTTTAAATTGATGTTTTTTAACGGAAAAATATTTTTTGAATATTCTACTATTCCTTATGAAATAAATAATAATGGTGTAAAATATACTACATCATTAAATGTTGATAATGAACGTCAAATATATTATTTGTATCGTATAATGTCGAGAGGATTACATGGAAAGAAATTTTTATCAGTTTCTAATAATTTAAGTTCTACAGGTTATTATATTCCAAATACATACAATAATATTTTAAAACAAAACGATTATTCCAAGCCTATTTCAACATATGCATATCCTTTATATGATGAAACAAAATATAGAAAATATGAAAATTTAAATGATGAAAATGATTGTAAAGCAAAATGTAATAGTGATGAAAAATGTGAACATTATTTTTCAACTACTAATACTATTGGAAAAACCTGTTATACTGATATTGTAAATAATTCAAATCCACTTTATTTTACACAATTACCTTCAAATGTTAAAACATCTACTTTGAATAAAAAAAAATATCAAATTAATAGTTCTTGTGGAAGTTCACCAAATAATTTAAATTTAATTAATGCTATTGATGATATTGATTTGAAAGAAAATAATCCAAGTATTTATTCAAATTTAAGTATAAATTATTTACCCGGAGAAAATTCTAAAAATTTTACTTATTATTGTGCATTACCCGAATATCGATCAATCGATAATAATATTAGAGACACAATTGAAAATACTCAAACTTCTGGAACTTCTGGAACTTCTGGAACTTTTAAAGAAGGATATACTAATAGTGATATTCAACCATTAAGTGATAAAATTACTGATATTAAAGAAAAAGTAAAGACATTTTATACTTTACAAGATGATATAAATAGTGAATATAATAAAAAGAAACAACTTTTGAATGATTATAATAATTTATCTAATAAATTAACAGATCAAAGATATAAATTCAATGGTCCCGATAGTATTATTCCCGATTTATATGTAAATAACAAAGATGAAAAAACTCCCAAAATTACTTTAGATGATGGTATAAAACGTGATACTCAAACATTGTTGTTATATCAAAATCGTATGTTTACATTGGCATCCATAAGTGCCGTAACATTTCTTATTTTAGCCGTATTTTTAGCAAAAGATTAAACCGTCAAAGAATTCAACACATAGATGGTTTGTAATGACATTTTTCAGAGCCGTCCTATTAGAACTATTCAACCATATAAAATTTACTTTGTGTAAATATAGTATCTTATAATATAATATAGAAAAATATATGGGTATTACTGAAGAACATTATGATTTAAATGCTATGTTAGACCTACAAAAACATTATTTAATGAATTTAACAAAAATGCAAACAGATCCGCAAACAAGTGAATATAATAATAATGCGATTTTAAATTTATTAACACAGTTGAGTGATTTAAAAAATAAAATTGATGAATCAAAGTCAAAAGAAATTTTAACTAGTCAAAAAGAAACAAATGGAATTTTAACTGATGAAGAAAACCGTTTAAAATTAAAAGAAACAAATATAAACGAAGCGATAACTAGTCAACGTCGTATTATGTTTTTAAATGTAAATTATCAAAAACGATATGCTGTATACACAAAAATGATTGTTACTTTAGTTATTGGTTTAGTCATTTATTTTATTATTAAACGTTTGGAAGATGTATTTACTATAATACCATCGGCGATTTATAAATTTTTAGTTATTATTGATTTTGTAGCAGTTATTATTACTATAGCTATATTTTACAATGAATTATCTAGTCGTGATCTTATGAATTATGATGAAATCGTATTAAAAGCACCTGATTTGAAAGCATCTGGTGATAGCTCTGTATCGCAAACAGCATTGGATACAGTAAAAGATAAAGGTATTAAAGCAGAACCATCACCAACAACAGTATGTTCAGGACAATCGTGTTGTGGTCCTGATGGTTCTGGACGTATAACAGCTTATGATCCATCAGAAAATAAATGTACAGTTCAAGCTGCTCAAAGTTATGGTATTAGTAATCATTTATTTTGATCATGGTAATAATAATAATAATTGAAAAAATATAACCAAATAATATAAGAAAAAAATATTATATGGTTGATTTAAAATTAGCATCTTGTTTTGATAAATTAGATTCTAAAATTTTTGATTCTATTATTAATCCACCTCCACCTGCACCTGCACCTGCACCTTCACCTCCTGATGCTGATATACATACAAAGAATAACAAACCATCAAACTATAGTGAAATTTATTCTTTTGTGAAAATACAAAATGATACATTAGAAAATACAATAAACTCGAAAAAAGAGATGTATTCTACAGATAATCAACAATCAATATACAAATATGAAAAATATAATACTTTAGTATCTGCGAATTATTTTTTGTTTATTGTTTATGCTAGTATAGGATGTTTTTTATTTATTTTTTTAATAATGACTGAAAATTTATCTATTTTATCCAAATTTTTGATTATTATTTCTTTTAGTATTTATCCTTTTGTTATTTTTTATTTAGAAAATAAAATTTGGATGATAGGAATTTATATTTATTCGGTATTAAGTGGTGAATCTTATTGGGATATGTCGGCTCAGTCTCGTGAAATAGGATTCATGTAATGGATTCTCTGAAAAACTGTTATTATAAATCATAAATCATAGTGGTGTAAACATTACACTAATCATCTTCAAATTCAAATTCGTTTGGATCGATAACAATATCACGATCCATACGAATTTTTGCACCCAACCAAGCATTAATATTACCACTTTTGAATTTACCAAATTTCTTATCAAAATATTCATGAACTTCTTTAGTTGTTGGTCCACCACGTCCATAATTACTCTCATACCAAAGTTTGAATTCGTTCGTGGCTTCTGTTTTGGTAATTTTTCCAGATGGATCCACAATAATTTTATCACGGATAAATTCGGCAATATGATCCTCTCTTTCACGATATTTATTCGTAGATTCCATTACCATTTGACAATCTGTAATATGTCCATCTGTGCGCAAAACAATATCGACTAACATTGAAATAAAAACCTCTCGCCATTGTGGAAATCGTTCTTTTAATTTACGATCAATCTTAAATTGATGTGGTTTTTCTATATCATCTTTTACTGGATTGTCTGTAAATAAAGAGACGAAATCTGCTATACGAAAACGACGCCATGTAGCATGATCACGAGTTTTGACTTCTAATAATTCATTTGTACATACAATTAATTTGAATTGTGGCACGAATGTAATCGGTGCACTAAATAAATTACGTCCTCGAATGGGTTCTGTTCCACTGGTTAATTCTTTCAATGCACCTTCATTAATACGATCACCTTTAGATGGTTCTTGCATTACAGCATATCGAATACCTTTCAAAGCTACAATATCAGGTGATGCTTGTCCTTGTTTGATTCGTGCTTGAGTAATCAAACATAATGGTGCGTCACTTTTATAATCTCCTAGAATTTGTGACATTAAATCCGTTAATACAGATTTACCATTTTCACCTCCGCCAATATACATATGAAATGTTTGATTCAAATTCACACCAATCAAACATGATGCCAAATGTTCCCACATATATTTTCTAAGAGGCTCAATTGGAAACAATTTTGCCATAAAATCTTCAATTTCTCCGATAATTTTAGCATCACGTACTTTATCTATTTTTCGGTAATCGATATTTGTACATTTGGAAATATAATCTTCTGCACGACCTGCACGAAATTTTTTTTCATTGAAATCCCAAACACCATTTTTGAAACACATCAAATATGGATTGCTATCCAATAAATCTAGAAATTTAATATCACGATCAAAGAATAATTCACGTGCTTCTTTCAAAATATGATCTTTATCACTTGTTCGAGAGAGTTTCAATATTATTTCCATAATTTTAGCAGATTGTTTTTCCACTTGTTTTGTTTTCGCTTCATCATCTTTCGTGCCACCTTTAACATATAAAGGTTTTACAATTTCATCGTGTTTATTACGATACAATCCACGTAATTCTTCGGAAATATGTCGTCTTAATGAAGTGCCACATTCATCTTCCACCCAACGATGTTTCGCAAATCGAAACCATTTATCATGTTTTACACTTGCACAAATATATTCATCTTTATAAAGTTGTTTTAGAATGAACGCAATATCACTATCACCCGAACCGATGCTTTTTTGTAATTTAGAAATTGAAGTATCATTTGAATAATTATTATATGTGCATTTCAAAGTATTTTCAATATGATAATCCATACTATTGGATCGTACTTTGTTGTAATCTTCAGGCACCTCTTCACGACACCAATACATAATTGATCTTATTGTTAAACCATTTCCAATATTTGTTTCAAATCCTTTCCATTTATCAAGTAATTCATGAATCGAACTAAATAAGAATGTTTTTGATTTCGCACTGAAAGATAACCAAACAATGAAAAGTTTATAAGAAATATTACATAACGCCCATCCAACACGAATCCATTTATTAAATGATCCATCCCCATAATAAGATTCAGGTAAAATCATTGTATATTCATAAGCTTCACGTAATTCATATTCACTATTAGGTATACTTTCTAAAAATTGCTGAACCGCAATCTCCAATTCCGTATGATTACGTATTTGTAATACGTTTATCGTAACATTTTGTTGTTTTGGTAATCCATCTAAGATTAAATTATTTTTAGAAGCTTGTTTTTTCAATCCAGTAGATTCTATATTTTGATGAATATCATAAAATTCTGTCGTAAAAATGGCAGCCAAATGATCTTTGTATCGAATAGATAATTTTTTGAAATCAGTTTCCATATCAAACTTTTTAATATTAAGGTCAGTACAAATCATTTCACCGTCATCACCATCATATTCAATTTCGTAATAATGAGTTAATCGATAAGGCTCATGTTGTGGTTTTCTTGAACCATACAATTGCCAATTTGTATGACCTTTACTAATACCTTCGTCGAAAACATCTTCCCAAGTATTTATAATAGGAACTGAAATCCATAATTCATTCTGAGCAATTTCTTCTATAATTCTTTTTCTCAAAATCGTTTGTGTTATGCGATCAGATTGAATGCCAATGACAATATGAATTCCATCTTTTGTCAATTGTTTATCTTCCAAACGATTTACATTTGATTTCTCGAAAATATATATTGGGAATTTAGCTTTATCATCGAAACGAAATATTTTTTTTAGTTCTTCTAAATAAATGTAAACAAGGTCATCAATATGTGTTTTTTTATACTGTTTTTCACTAGTTTCATATGGATACCTCAAATCGACATCGATCGCAATCGGACCACCTTCAACCAATTGTTTTTCTGTAAGATATTCGTCTGCGCCTTTCGAAACAATGTCTCTATAATAGAGTTCAAGGAAAGTGTTATATTCGTCTTCTGAAATGTGATATTTCCCTCCGGGATTACCTATTCTAGTATTCGTAATATAAGTTGTTTTATCATCTTTATCAACATAATGTTTTCGAATAAAATCCTGATAATTTTTATATTCCGTTTCTTTCAACATATTAGAACTAGATCCTTTTATTCTTTTGGTAATTTTACTACTTGGTGTGGTCAACGACATACCACAAATCTATATTATATTATTGCTCTATTTTTATTTACTTTTGGGAATTCAATTTTTTCAACACTAAAATTATGTAAAATTGATCATTTTTACATAATATTTATTGAATAGCATAAATGTTTTATTTAACACGATTTTTCAAAAGTATGTCATCGAAAATAGATATTTTTATTGAAGCTATTGTAGAAGATCCTAATATTTGCTGTATTTGTAAAAATGAACCGGGAACATTATTACCTACTCAATGTGTAAAGAAAATGGAAATGGTTCACAAAATATGTGAAACATGCTGGTGGGATGAAGAAAAAGGGTTTGCACGTGAGAATGGTTGTCACAAATGTCCAGGTTGTATCACAAAAGAAATGAATAATAAATAATAAAAAATTGATTTCAAATAAATAATATAAGTATATGATAGAATAAATACAATAATATGAAATTTTGTGTAAAATGCGATAACATGTATTATATTGGTGTAAATAGTGAAGATACGAATAAATTGACCTATTATTGTCGAGTTTGTGGATATGTTGATGATATGATTACAGAAGAAGGAGTTTGTGTATTGAATACTCAATTTAAGAAAAGTGAACAAAAATTTAATCATATTATTAATAAATATACAAAACTAGATCCGACTTTACCTCGTATTTATAATGTAAAATGTCCAAATGCAACATGTAAAACAAATCATAGTGAAGCAAAAGATCCTGCAGAAGTTATTTATATGAGATATGATGATGCTAATTTAAAATATATTTATATTTGTGTTGCCTGTGATACAACATGGAATACAGGTAATTAAACCGTTGAACATTTCAAATAAAAAATATACAAATTTACATATTTACATTTTTTACATTTTTTTTCTACATTTTAAGGTTCACTATATATCTTCCATATCGAATCCTGATTCGACCCACTTCATAACACGATTAGGATGCCAAGCTTTCATCATCAATTCCTCACGGATAATATCCATTCGCTTCCTTAAAAACCCATAATCTAATTCAAAAATACTAGGATTCTCGGACAATCTATCCCAATCTACTTTATCTATGTTATTTCCCAATATATCTATAGCATTTGGGTTTAATGATAAACCTTTCCAATCTACTTTATCTAGGTTTTGTTCTAATAGATGGATTGCATTTGAATTTCTTGATAACAAATACCATTCAATTTTATCAATATTTTTCTCTAATATATGAATAGCATTTGGGTTTAATGGTAACCAATACCAATCAACTTCATCTGGATTTTTTTCCAATAGTGAAATCGCATTTGGATTCATATTTAAATATTCCCAATCGATTTTATCTGGATTTTTTTCTAATAATGGAATCGCATTTGGATTTTTACATAAACGTTTCCAAACAATTTTATCTGGATTTTTTTCTAATAATGGAATCGCATTTGGATTTTCTGATAATTTCATCCAATTAATTTTATCAATATTTTTTTCTAATAATGGAATCGCATTTGGATTTAATGATAACCATTCCCAATCAATTTTATCTGGATTTTTTGCCAATAGTGAAATCGCATTTGGATTTGTTGATAAATAACACCAAACTATTTTTTTGGGATTTTGTTCCAATATATGAATCGCACTTACACTTGTATTTAAAGATAAATATGACCAATCAAAATTATCTGGATTTACCCAATCACGAAGCTTAAATAATGATGTCATTGTAATATTAAGATAATATTGTTTAAAAAATATGTGATTTTAATCAATTTTATGTTTTTATTGTGTGTTATTGTGTTTATATTTTATAAATCCTCCATATCGAATCCTGATTCGACCCACTTCATAACACGATTAGGATGCCAAGCTTTCATCATCAATTCCTCACGAAGAATATCCATTCGCTTCTTTAAAAATTCATAATCTAGTTCAAAAATACTAGGATTCTCGGACAATCTATCCCAATCTACTTTATCTATGTTATTTCCCAATATATCTATAGCATTTGGATTTTCTGATAAAGTCATCCAATTAATTTTATCCAAATTCTTCTCTAATATATGAATAGCATCTGGATTTTTTGATAACCAATACCATTGAATTTTATCAATATTTTTTTCTAATATATGAACAGCATTTGGATTTTTTGATAACCAATACCAAGATACTTTGTCCAAATTTTGTTCTAATATATGAATAGCATTTGGATTCATATGAAAATATTTCCAATGTATTTTATCCAAGTTTTTTTCTAATATATGAACGGCATTTGGATTTCTTGTTAAATAGTACCAAGAAATTTTATCTAAATTTTTTTCTATTATATGGATAGCATTTGGATTTTCGGATAAACGTCTCCAATCGATTTTATCTGGATTTTGTTCTAATAATGGAATAGCATTTGGATTTTTTGATAAAGTCATCCAATTAATTTTATCAATATTTTTTTCTAATAATGGAATAGCATTTGGATTTGATGATAACCGTAACCAATCGATTTTATCTGGATTTTTTTCTAATAATGGAATAGCATTTGGATTTTCTGATAAATAAGACCAAACTATTTTTTTGGGATTTTGTTCCAATATATGAATCGCACTTACACTTGTATTTGAAGATAAATATGACCAATCAAAATTATCTGGATTTACCCAATCACGAAGCTTAAATAATGATGTCATTGTAATATTAAGATAATATTGTTTAAAAAATATGTGATTTTAATCAATTTTATGTTTTTATTGTGTGTTATTGTGTTTATATTTTATAAATCCTCCATATCGAATCCTGATTCGACCCACTTCATAACACGATTAGGATGCCAAGCTTTCATCATCAATTCCTCACGAAGAATATCCATTCGCTTCTTTAAAAATTCATAATCTAGTTCAAAAATACTAGGATTCTCGGACAATCTATCCCAATCTACTTTATCTATGTTATTTCCCAATATATCTATAGCATTTGGATTTTCTGATAAAGTCATCCAATTAATTTTATCCAAATTCTTCTCTAATATATGAATAGCATCTGGATTTTTTGATAACCAATACCATTGAATTTTATCAATATTTTTTTCTAATATATGAACAGCATTTGGATTTTTTGATAACCAATACCAAGATACTTTGTCCAAATTTTGTTCTAATATATGAATAGCATTTGGATTCATATGAAAATATTTCCAATGTATTTTATCCAAGTTTTTTTCTAATATATGAACGGCATTTGGATTTCTTGTTAAATAGTACCAAGAAATTTTATCTAAATTTTTTTCTATTATATGGATAGCATTTGGATTTTCGGATAAATTAATCCAAGATATTTTATCCAAATTTTTTTCCAATATATGAACGGCATTTGGATTTCTTGATAAAATATCCCAACATATTTTTGTTTCATCCAATTTATTTAAATTTTTTTCTATTATATGGATAGCATTTGGATTTTCAAATAAAGAATACCAATTTATTTTATCGGGATTTTGTTCTAATAAATGAATAGCATTGGGGTTTTTTGATAAGAATTTCCAATTTATTTTATCAAGATTTTGTTCCAATATTGGAATCGCATTCGGATTTGAAGATAAATATCTCCAACTTACTTTGTCCAAATTATTTTCTAATAAAGGAATCGCATTTATATTTTCTGATAAGAAAGACCATTTTATTTTATGTGGATTTTTTTCTAATAAACGAATCGCATTTGGATTTTTTGACATGAAAGTCCAATTTATTTCTTTATCTAATTTATCCAAATTTTTTTCTAATATATAAATAGCATTTTTATTTCTAGATAAATGTATCCAATTTATTTTATCGGGATTTTGTTCTAAGAAATAAATCGCATTTGGATTTGAAGATAAATAAGGCCAGTTTATTTTTTCTTCATCAATCCAATCTCTTAATTTATATAAATAACACATTTTACACGTTTGGATCCTTTTTCTTATTCAAAATGCCGATATATTTCTAAATCAATTTTTGTATCATCAATATGATAAAAAATTCAAATAATATAAAAATAATATCTATATATACACAAACATGGAAACATTAAATGATATGGCAAACGATAGAGAAATGAATGATATGGCAAATGATATTGAAGGAGTAAAAAAACAAGACAATACATGTTATGAAGAATGTTTATTTTATGAATATTGCTGCTGTTGTTGTATATTTATGTGTATGTACAGATAATATAATTTCAAGACCGGGTGTAATTTTTTATTTCAGCAAATTATAACAAAAAATATAACAATTCGTATCTTTTAAAGTTCTCTCTTTTTCGCTAGTATCTGATTGAAACATTTCATTCAATTCATTAAACTTTTTACAATAATAAACACAATCAGCCATATTTTTTATAAATTTTTTATTTTTATCAGATAAAATTTGGTTTTCACTATTATTTTCCATGTTGGTATAATATAACAAATAACTTTATATATTTTCATGTTCAAAAACAAATTTTTCTAATTCTTTTATTTTATCATCATTATTCATTTCACTCTTCAAAATGGTTTCAATATTAATTTTATACATATCTTTATCGTATTTATGATAATCAATAACTACGGTTTCTAAACCATCATATTCAGTTATTGTATAATAATTTTCATATTTTTTGGGAATCTCTTCTATTTCTGATTGAGAATATTTTCCATCAAATTCTGTGCCTAATTCTTTATATATTTCTAATAAAATAGGGTCATGTCTTTCAATATACAGAAAATAAATATTGTCTTCTGGATTTTCTGTGTTTATTTTTCCTGTTCTTTCTCTATACATTTTTATTGCTTTTCTACTCAAATTCCAACCTCCATAAACATCACAGTATAATACTCGTATCATTTCTTCTTTATTTTCTTCCATTATTTCTTTCGTTATATCTTTTGATAATTTTATTTCAATTTTGTAAAAGATAAAGACAAATATGAATTATGTAATGATTTTTTATCATTATATTTTTTGTAAAATTTTCTTTCATAAGAAACAAAATTGATTTAAAAATTATTATATTATATTATAATTATAATATACTACAATAATGAATCCAGATAATAACAAGATCGATAATGATGAAAATGAAGAGAGTGATATTGAAAGTGAATCATCATCTGTTATAAGTGATAATGAAATAAAAGAGAAATTAGGTGACGATGACGAAGAAATTGAATTAGATACGGAAGATGAAGAATCTATAGTAATAGATGAAGCCGATGATGCCGAAGAAGAAGCCGAAGAAGAAGCCGAAGAAGAAGCCGAAGAAGAAGCCGATGAAGAAGCCGATGAAGACGAACCCAACGCCGAATATGAAAAAGACGATTTAGTAAATAAAGATGAAATGTTTGAAAAAGGTACAAAAAACCAATCATCGAGAAATATAGAAGAAGAAGACGAAGACGAGGATGATGACGACGAAGATGACGAAGAATATTTACAAAAATTCGATGAAAATATTCGTCAAAATATTATTGAAGATTATCACCCAGAATTAAAACAACATAACGATGATGAAGTAGAAGCATTATCTAAAATAGTACGTTCTTCAGATGGAACTATAATTGATGCATTTCATAAAACTCTACCCTTTTTGACAAAATACGAAAAAGCACGTATTTTAGGTGAACGCGCAAAACAAATAAATGCCGGAGCAAAACCATTTATTAATATAGAAAATACATTGATTGATGGATATTTAATTGCATTACGTGAATTAGAAGAAAAAAAAATCCCCTTTATTATTCGTAGACCATTACCTCATGGTGGTTCGGAATATTGGAAACTGGCAGACTTAGAAATTTTAGTTGGATAAATAATATATTTTTGTAACTGAAATATAGTTACAAGTTTGAACAATTCTTGAATAATTTTTACACCTTTTCTCATTTAAAACGCCGATTTTTTATATTTTTATGGAATAAATATAAAGATTGTTTTTTATATTATATAGTAAATGAACTTACTGGAAATTGAAAATAAACTACTAAAAGAAGAAATTGATAAATTAAAAAAACAATTGGAAAATTACACTAATTCACGTAAGAGTTATTATGAAAAAAACAAAGAAACCGTCAATGAAAAAGCCACCTTACGAATGAAAAAGTTAGCGGAAGAAAATCCTGATAAACTCAAAGAATATAGAAAACAATATTATTTGAAACAAAAGGAAAATAAACAATTGTTGGAAACACAACCGGGAAATATTTAGGCATTTCTTTTTCAAGAATTAATCATTTCTTGAAAAAGAATATAAAAGAATTCCCTCATTATAGTATATAATGGTGAAAAAGAAAAAAGAAAATTTCACCTCTTTTCGTTCCAATGATAAATCCGCTTACAAAACCTTCAAAATACCACTCAAAACTATCTTGCGAGACCGTGCTACCATTCAACCAGTTCTTAATGATTTGGTGTTTGACATCAACGATTTAGTCATTCATTCCTACCAGTTTATACGATTGTATATGCTACATTGTTACCATCATCAACAACCTTTACCCGAAATCAACGATACATTTATCTTATACTGTATCAAAATATTAGGAACTCGTGACAATCGGGGAAGACAAAGTGCCAATGCCACCTTGTTAGAAACCTTACAAGAATTTTATGATACCGAATATCAACCCTTATTGAACCACGAGAAAACCGATTTGAAAAATACTACTTTTTTGTTACCTTATGTTGCCACCCAAATTCATACTTGTCTTTCTAACAATTTACAGGAGCATTTCCTACAGCATTTCTTACGGTTCATTAACAAAACCACTAACGAAATTACTGAAGACAAAGCCGTATTACATACTTTCAAACATAAATTATGTTTGATAGAAGAAACAGATACGATATTTGATGCTTGGAAAACCGCTCATTTACCTCATATATTACCTACCAATATCAAGAAAAATATTCATTACGATGTCAAAGTTCGTCCTTTTGCGTATCTTCAAGGAATGTTGTATATGAATTCCGTATTAGAAGCACAAGAACAAAAATTGTTTCAACCGTTACCACTACGCACGAATATTGTTCCCAAACATATCTTGTTGGATACTGCTTCCATTGTTTCCTTATTTTGTCCTGAAAATGATAAAGAAGGAAACAAAATCAAAAAGGGAGAACTGCTGAAACACATCAAAGAAAGTCAACATGATGTATGGGATAATTTGCTGAATTTACAACATAAAATATTCAAAAAACCCCATTATCAATTTCATTACCAGATACAAACTGATGGAATTTCGTGTTGTTTGTTATTCATTCGTAAAGATTTGAAAGACAAAAAATGGGGAAGCAAAGTTCCTACCTTGCCTGACCAAGAGTTTCATAACATAGAAGATTTATCCCCTGAACAATTGACGGTATTGAAACCAAGAAATATGGTGGGTTGTGACCCTGGAAAACGAAATTTGGTGTATATGGTAGATGAAACCGGTAAAAAGTTACAATATACCGCCCCACAACGAAAACGAGAAAGCAAACAAAAATGTAATCAGCGTATTTTGTTGGTGGAAAAAAAGAAACATGGAATCATAGAAAAAGAAACTCACTTGTCATTACAAAACAGTAAATCGGTTAATATAACAATCTATAAAACCTATTTGGTAGAAAAACAAACACTCAACCAAGAAACCACCGAATTTTACAAGTGGGAAGTATGGCGGAAAATGAAATTTCGGGCTTATAGTTATGGAAAGAAATCCATAGATACCTTCCTGAATAAAATCAAGGAAACTTTTGGAGAGAATTTACTGATTGGTTACGGTAACTGGTCAAGAAGCACCCAAATGAAACATTTTATGCCCACGATGAATAAAGGATTAAGGAAACTAATCCATAAAAAATATGATACGATTACCATCAATGAATGTAATACCAGTAAAAAATGTTGTGGGTGTCATAACAACTTGTCCTATTACAAGGATAAAGAAAACAAAGATGTGTTCCGTCTTTTAGTGTGTTCTAACTGCGTGAGTTGCGAAAACAAATATACCGTATTTAGAACCCGAGATGTGAATTCTGCTGTCAATATACGACACATAACGAGATGCTGGGTTGATAAGCAAATTAGACCACCAGTATTCCAAATTTCGTCTTTCACCACTTCCAGTAAAAAGGAAGTGGAAAAAGTAAGACCATCGTAGGTGAAATTCCTACTATTGATTTTACATTTTTTCTTATTTTTTTTGTCGTATAAAATCGGCGTTTTAAATGAGAAAAGGTGTAAATAATTATGAACAATAAGTGCTGGTTGTAGTGTAACAATTATTATTTGTATATCTTGTATCTGTACATACAGGAAAGTATTTGTTGTATGCTCCACGACCGAATATACGGACAACTATATTTTCAAATAAAATACAAAATAAAACAAATATCAATCCGATAATAGTAAAAATAAAATATATTGCCAATAAACCAATAAATATAAGAAATATAATCATTATGAATGAAAGAATATAAGTACCAATATACTTACAAACTTCACTACATTTTTTCGTTTTTTTTTGTAAATATTCTAAAATAGAATTCCAATAATTATTTGGTTCTTCTTGAACGTTTTCTGTATTTGTATTTTCGATTGGTGTAATTGTATTATAATGTAGTGGTTGGCAGGCATAAGCAAGTGATTTAAATGTCATTTGTGTTATTGTTATTGTAACATCAATGTCAATAATAATAAATCAATTTTATGAATACAAAAATTATGAATTCTTTTTCCAACGCTTACCACAATTTGTACAAGAAACAAATATTGTCTCACCTTCATCACAAGAACGAATTTGTAATGAATAAAATGTACATTTGTTTGATTTACAACGAGAACATGTAAACAAAGTAGTAGATGCTTCTGTGTTGTTGTTATTGAATCGATTTGCATCTATTATCTTTTTTTTTTCAATAAGAATATTCCAGTGAGATTCATTCATTTCCTGATGTGTCATAAATACAGCATCATGACTGTTTATTTCTTTGGATACAATCTTTTGTAAAAGTAATGGATTCTTTAAATTATTCCAAATAGAACGTGCACGATCAATATAAATATGTATAAAACTACGGTTCTCCCATTTTTTTACAATTTTACGTTGTGTTGCTTCGCGAATCGTATAATTATAAATCGCCTTTTCCATATTAATTGAGATAGTTTCATCTTTCAATACGTCAAATAATCTTTTTTTAAGATTTTGGCGAAAAGTATCTGGATCTATGATTTTGTAAGACATATTGTATATTATAATACAAAAAACATTTATATTTGTATTGTAATCAATTTTATTATTCGATCGAAAAAATCTAAATATAATACTATATATTATATAGTTATGACTATGATTACACTAGATAATGAATAGCATTTTGATTTTATTTTTTCTTATGTTTTTGTGTACGTTTTTTTCGATAACGACGTCCACCAAATTTACGAGAACGGTGATGAGAACGACGATTGCGTCGAGAACGACGACCACCAACTAGTTTTGATTGATAATCTATTGAATTTCCACCTAAAGAAGAATCTGAAATTTTCGGTAAAATTTGTTCATTAACTGTTGATGGTGTACTATTTGGTGGATACAAAAATGAAGGATAACTTGATGGATAAGATTGAGAAAGAGTCATATATATTATTTAAATATTATATATTATATGTTGTATATTTACAATTGAGAAGTATGTACTATTTTACACGGTGGATTTACAATATGTAGTGGTATCCATCGTTTGAATTTCGGTTGAAATTTACATTCCATGAATAATACTTTTTGTAAATTCACATATTTATCTTCAGCAACATTTTCAAATTCATTTTCATCTTCACTTTCTTCAATATAATCCAAATTGTTATTTTCTTTTATATCTCTAAATAATGAGTTCATAAACACACTTGTTTTATAATTTGGAATATAAGCAACATTATAATAAATTAATGTTTTGTTTTTTCCATAAACATACAAATGATAAATATCATATTGTATATCAGCACAAACTTGAAAAATAGTTCGAAATTTATATTGCGGTTTAGAAAAATCGGGTCGAAATAATTCATTTTCAATACGAATAGTGCTTGGTCGGGCAGACGCAGAACCCATGACTCTGGCATTAATATTTGTATTAATATTACTACTTGTTTTGACATTAAAAACTTTCAAAGGATAATTTACAAATGGAACCATATCTATCAAAGAACGATACTGAATATGATGTACAACATAAGGTAATTGTTTTTGTGAATCTGGAAGAATTGCACAGTTGTCTATTTTTTCAATATCAACAGTCCAAAATGAAGGTAATGCAAACAATTTTATGATGTTTGAATATTCATTTTTTTTCAAAAAATCGTATATCCATGGTAATTTTTCACCAAATGTCAAATTTTTCATAGTAAATCCCTTGTAAAATATTATATCTTCAATTAAAAATATGAAATTTTGTTCTGTTGTAACCGATTCGTCTTGAATTAACAATACACCATATAAAATTGTATCATGTGAATAAACACAATCTATATCCGATATTGTCATATTTATTTTTATTATTTTTTTTTCTTTGTTCAGTTCCATCCAATAAATGACATTTTGTTTTTTATAATAAGAGAACCAAGCGTAATATTTTTTTCCATGAGGTATAGCTAAAGCAATTTGATAATTAGACGAAACTTTCTTATGTGATATGGTTTCATAAGAAAGTTCAAAATTAGGAAATCTTTGTAAAAGTGCGCTAGTTTCGGAAATTGAACCAGAGAATGATTTCATCATTGTATATTTGATTTATTAGTAATATCATTATTTTTTTATATCAATTTTGTAAAATCCAAAAGTTCTTTTTGCATAGTTTTATAATCAACTGAATCCATTTCAGATCGATTATCTTCATTTATTGAAGGTTCATAAAAAATATTTTCTGTGAATTCGTGGTTCTCGTTATTTTTATTTTGTACATAATCAAAATTTGTATTGGCATTCATAAAAAATTCTTCGTTTTCAACGTGACTTTCAATTTGTTTTTTTTGAATAATTTCTTCAAGCATTTTTTTGTATTTTTTTATTTGAAAATCAACTAAATCTTTGTTTTTATGTGGTGTAAGCCAATTTTTCAAATATTGAAATCCCCAGTGACATAAAACAATGAGTATTATTGAAAATAATACACTTTGAAAAATATTCCACATTATATTACAAGTAGATACTTTGTTATTATGATTTTCACGCGATAATTTCAATGATACGAAATATAAAATATTTGTAAACGATTTAAAATGAATATATTATCTTGATACAATATGCCAAGTATTTTACTTATTGAAAAAACAGGATATATTAAAGAAATTTCTGTAAAAGAAATAAATGAAGATGAAATATATAAAAAAGCGGGATTTAAATCAAAAGACGGATTTATATGTCAAACCAATTGGAAACAAAATGTAAATAATAAATCTTATATTATTTCTTTGTATGGAAAAACAAAAGGTCGTGCTGGAACAGAAAATAAATATGATTTTCCTCCTCCTGTAGATAAAGAATTATATTTTGGTGCTTGTATTTTATTAAATCGTAACGAGGATACAACAATTGTTGATATAACCAAATCTGAATGGTTGAAAATATATGAAAAATTATTTGGTGGTTTTCAAGATATTGGATCAGAAGATTCTGAAGAAGAGGAAGAGGAAGAAGAAGATGATTTGCCTGTTACAAAAGAAGGATATGTTAAAGATGATTTTATTGTGGATGAAGAAGAAGAGGAGGAAGAAGAGGAGGAAGAAGAAGACGATGAGACAGAATTACTAGATAACGATGAAGATGATGAAGATACATCTGAAGAAGAAATCGAAGATGACTTAGATGATGAACCAGAAGAAGACGATGATGATGAGGAGGAAGAGGAAGAGGAAGAAGATGACGAAGAAACACAACAAGGTGATGGTGAAGAAGATAATATAGTATCAAAAAAGAAAACATCTTTGAAAAAAAAACAAGAAATTAAAAAAAAAATACCAATTATTGAAAAAATAGTAAAAAAGACAACAAAACCAACATCAAAATCAACAAAGGGAACAAAACGTGGTCAAGAAACAATTACAAGAACTGAATCAAATAATTATTTAAATTGTAGTAATGAATTGATGGAAGAAGAATACATTTGAATAAAATTGATTTATTTTACAATACAATAAAAGAATTGTATTATTTATTCCAAGATGAGTATTTTCAAAAGCATTGTTGAATTTTATTGTTTTATTTGTGTGATATTTAATTCAATATCTGCTATAATATTATTGTTTCGTGTTCTTTCAATTTATCTCTTTCCATATGAAAGTAAAAATAAATTTTTAGATGTATTAAATGATATTAATTCTGCTTGTTCTCGAAACAAAGAAGAATTTGATGAACAATGGTGTTGGTCGTCTAATAATTATGAAGATCCACAATTTCAAGCAATAAATTGTTATAGATGCGGTGATTATATATTTTCTGGTAAGTTTGGTTCTAATTTGTCAAACAATATATTATGTAAATGTAAACATGGTGAACTAGAAATAGAAGAAGTAGAAGAGCAACCAGAAGTAGAAGAGCAACCAGAAGTAGAAGAGCAACCAGAAGTAGAAGAGCAACCAGAAGTAGAAGAGCAACCAGAAGTAGAAGAGCAACCAGAAGTAGAATATAATGAATATATTTATAATTACAATGAATATAATGAATATATTTATAATTATGAATATTATAATGATGATGATCATGATGAGAATAAAGACGAAAATAACAATGAAATGAATGATAAATATAGTTATGAATATTTTGAAAAATATTTTGATCAAAAACAAGAAGAAAAACAAGAAGAAAAACAAGAAGAAAAACAAGAAGAAAAACACGAAATAGAAAGTAAATGGGTAGAAGACAATATAAGATTCAATGAAAATTACACATATGAATATTTTGAAAAATATTTTGATAAAGATAAATATCCAAAATTATCAACATAAAAATTTCCAAACCTGTATATTATTCAAAAATTGTAAATATTGTAAATACAATTTCAAAATAACAATTCGGAAATCATACATTTACCATTAAAAATAGTAGTAGGATTTTCTATTTCTGTATCTGATTCTCTTTCCAAGTTATCATTTATATGATTTTTTTTCGGCTCAAAAACATGACGCCAAGTTGTATCTTTTTCCCAATCCAATTCGAAACCTTGATATTTGAAACTATCAATACTTCGAATACGATAATTACATTTACGATAATAAGCTTTTCTACGAGACCATTGATTTTTGAATATATCATGTGAGTCAATTATATCTACTACAATAGGACGTTCATGTTTCATTCTTAAAATTCGTCCAACGGATTGAACAATATCGGTTTTTGGTGTAGCTAATATTAATATACTCAATGTTTTAATATCTAATGCTTCTGCTGCCATAGCATAAGTTGCCAATACAATATTTTTTTCTTCTGTTTCTTTTAGTTGATGAGCTTTCATACCGCCTACATAATATCCAACTGTAGCAAAATTACGATGGTTTATAGATTCATATAAATACGTCAATAATGCCCTATTATGCGCCAAAATCATAATTTGAGATTCGGGATTTTCTAAACAAAGATCTTGTGTTACTTTCACTAGAAAATCTTTTCTTGGACCATAATCACACAACTTTGAAATCATAGTACTAAATTTTGGTTTTCCACGATAATCCAATTCGGTTTCGTTGAATTCACAATCATTTGTTTTAAATTCAATACCACGAACAAAAACTGGATCGTCAGGTGGTTTTTCTGTCGAATAAACAAGAGGACCAATAAACATATATAATAATTTTGTTAATTTATCTTTACGTTCTACTGTAGCAGATATACCTAACATGTATGGTGTTATTGTTCTCAATAATGTTTTTGAGAATTCTTCACTACCAATACGATGAACTTCATCAATAATTGTGAATCCAAATTGTGTATAAGTAGATTCTGGAAAAGTACGATTATACATCGTTTGAATCATAGCAATAACAATATCTTTATCGTCTACATCATATGTAGATGCTTGGATTTTTCCAATACGTGCTTCTGGAGCATATTCTTGAATACGTTCAATCCATTGATTCATAAGAAATTCTTTATGAACCAATATCATTGTTTTTTTTTTGAGAAGAGTAATCAGCTTAATTGCCATAACTGTATTATGAGTAACTGTAAAATCACCTAATACAAATCTGTGATTTCCATCAATCTCAAATCCATAATAATCGTCTTCAGGTATTTTTTCCAAGCGAATATCATATTTGAGTAAATCATCATTTGAATCATTTTTATTTATTTTCTTTGATGGATTTAATACAGGTATTTTGTATAATTCTTTTCCACGAATATTTACTACAAAATAATTTTTATTATTTTTCCAATTTTTCATACTGAATTTGTATGCATGAAATCCTAATGATCTTGCTAAGTAAACAATATTATATGATATTACTTCATTTCCGATTTCTAATATTTTATAATAATTATTATAGCGATGCCCGATTGAATCTATTATTCCTGCTAATAATTTCAGTTGATTTTCAGAAGAATTACACAAATAATGGTGAGGAATATATTTATTATTATATCTTTTTAACCAATAACCAAATAAATAAGGAAGTATTTCGAGTGGTTTTTTTTCAAAAATGATTGGTACACGATAACCATATAATTTATCATTATCATTTTTTTCTAATGCTAAATAATCTAATACAGAAATATCTAATATTGTTTCTTGATTTTTCAAAGATAAAATATGACTTTCGTTTACAATATAACTTTCATCATTTTCATATTGTACTTTGTACATGGTTTCACGACCACGCGCTAGAGTTAATACATTTCTTGGCGTGGAATCATCTCCCATTATTTGATCACCTACCAAAATATCTTGAACAAATTTGACTGTTCCATCAAACATTAATATTGGTGTATTTTTTCCTAGACATTTTCCTGCGCCTGTATATACTTGTAATATACCACCAGAAGGACGTTCTACTACATGTGCCATATATTTAGTCACAATATCTTCTTGATAATCACGCAATGATTTTACAAAAGGAATATTAATATCCATACCAGATTCTATTTCATTTTTATTTGGAATACCATATCTTTCAATACCATAAAATCTTGGTAAATATATTTTTTTTTCATTTTCACGAAAAACAGGAAAAGCCCCATCATCTTTTGATCCGGGTGCGCCATAAGATATACCAACTATTTCAGGTTTTAATATCAAATCCTTTTTGAGAAATTCAATATCCTCTTTAGATAATACTATTTTTGGAATTGTATAACCTTTTTTTCCCAAATAAGCATTATTTTTTATTGTTTCAAGATATTCTTTTGATAATATCAAAGGATTTACAATGATAGGTGTTTTACGTTTGTTCATTACTTGCTTCATCATTTGAATGACCTTGTGTTATTATTATGATTATTTTATTTGGTTTTGTTAAATCATTCAATTTTTCTAAGAATAATAGATAACAATAACAGATGTAATAATAAGATTTCCAAATAATCGATTACGACAATAAGCAAACGTGTTTCATTCGACGAATAATAAGAAAAATTTCTAAACCAATATTATATTGTCTTATTGTATTATTCAAATATGGTAAAAATTCCTAACCTTTTTAAAAAATTTGGTGCTTTAGAAATAATATTATTAATCGTTTTTGTATTTTATTTAATATTCAATATTCAAACACCTGATATTTTAAGTGGATATATTAATTCTCCTATTGGAATCGTTTTAATACTTATTCTAGCTTTATCCTTATTTTTTTATATAAATCCTATTTTAGGTGTTCTTGGATTATTTGTAGCATTTGAATTGATACGTCGTAGTAATGTTATTACACCTATTGGAAAAGTAAATATGATAAAATACACACCTACACAAATTAAAAAAGATGATGAAATGATTAAAATGAATTCTAATATTATTGTAAATTCAGACAAAAGTTTAGAAGAAGAAATCGTATCACAGATGGCACCATTAGGTGTTAGTGAACCAGTTGGTTATTTTCCTACAAGTTTCCGTCCAGTTTCTGAAAATATACATAACGCAACTAGTATGTAAATTTTTATTTTTATTATAATGTGTAATAATAAAAATATTATACAAATGAAGATTTGTAATGAGATTATGAAAAATTGGTTAAAAATCACATGAAAATTCAAAAACACTATCATCTTTTGAACAATTTGTTAATGCGTATTCAGAATTTGTACGTTCAAAGAAATTAACTTTTGTTTCCATACTAATAAGTTCCATAAATTCAAATGGATTTTGTGAGTTGTAAATTTTATCATATCCTAATTGTAAACACAAACGATCCGCTACAAATTCAATATATTGTGTCATAAGTGTAGCATTCATTCCAATTAAACGACATGGTAATGCTTCTGTAATAAATTCTTTTTCTATTTCGGTTGCTTCTTTTACAATTTCATAAACACGTTTTTTATTCAACTTTTTTTTCATTTTACCGTATAATAATATGGCAAATTCAGTATGTAAAGCTTCATCTCGTGAAATAAACTCATTGGAAAGTGTTAATCCTGGCATCAATCCACGTTTTTTGATCCAATAAATAGAAGCAAAACTACTACTGAAAAATATGCCTTCTACACAAGCAAATGCTACTAATCGTGCTGAAAATGAACTACGGTTATCTTCAATCCATTTTTTTGACCAATCTGCTTTTTTAGTAATACAAGGATAAAATTCAATAGCACGAAACAATTTATTTTTTTGTTCTGAATCATTTATGTAAGTATCGATTAATACAGAATACATATGACTATGAATATTTTCCATGGCAATTTGAAAACTATAAAATGCACGAGCTTCTGAAATTTGAACATCTGACATAAATCGTGATGCTAAATTTTCTGAAATTATACCATCTGAACCAGCAAAAAATGCCAAAGTCATAGAAATAAAATGTTTTTCATCATCATTTAATTTTGCCCAGTCCACCAAGTCACGTGAAAGGTCAATTTCTTCTGCACGCCAGAAGCAATCGACTTGTTTTTTGTACATTGCCCAAATATCAGGGTAAGTGAGAGGAAACATGGTGTAACGATCTTTGCTTTCACGTAAAATGGGTTCATCAATGCTATGAGACATACTTTGTCTAAATAATATATAGGAAGGTGAGATATTTTACCTTTCTTATAACTACCATGATAAAATACATTTATACCGTTTTTTAATATTATTTAGCGCAATTGATTATACTAGTGAAATTATATAATTTTATATAGGTATTATTATATAAAAATCACTTTAAATGTCAAAAAGAATGGGATTATTGACTAATGCGCAAACTAAAATAATGAAAATGAATTACTACAAAATTTTGAACTGTCGACTTCTTTTGTATTTTATATTATTAATTGCTTTATGTGATTTATTATATTTTGCTATGGAAAAGGACTTTTTATTTTGTAGTATATTTATTTTGATAGGATTTTTGACATCATTTTTTAGTAAAAATATGATGGTAATTTTAGTTATTGCCATTACTTTTACAAATGTTTTACGATTTGGAAAAAGTGTACGTGTGAATGAAGGAATGGAAGATCAACAAGAAGATTTCGAAACAAATAATGAAAATAATCAAGATAAAAACAAAAATTTAGATGATAATTTAGATATTGAAAATACAAGCGGTGATGAAAAAAGTGATGATAAAATAAATATCAACACTAAAAAAAAATCTGAAATCTCTTCAAATGATTTGGATAGTGAAACCGCAAATTTAATTGAACAACAAAAAACGTTGATGAAAAATATGGAGAACTTAACACCGCTTTTAGAAAATGCACAAACATTTATGGAGAAATTCAAAACACTAAACGGTTAAATTATTTTTGTTGTAAGTTTTTACATTGAATCAAATGGTGTATTAGTAATTTCTATAAATTTAATACTAGTGTATATTATAAGAATTTATAATATATACCATATGGGTTTTACAATAGTAGAAAAAAAAATATTTATATGTAGTTTAGGTATCGTATTAATTACATTGATATGTTATGTTTTTTTTACAAATTTTGATAAAACAAAAGAAGGATTTCCTGATCTTGATTTTTCATCAATTTTTAGGCCAATACAGATGGCTTTAGATATGGGTTGGCGTATTGCGAAAGATATCAAAGACACAATCCGGGATATTAGAAATAAAGCAATGGCAAATGCAAGATCTGCTTCAACTGATGCTAAAGTAAAAATGAGTGAATTAAAACTTCAAGCAACAGCTACTAAAAACCAAATAGCATCAACCGCTCAACGTAATGTTATAGCTATGAAACAACAACTACGAGATACTGCGTATGCTATAAAAAATCAAACAGGTCAACTTGCCATAGCAGGACAAAATAGAGCTTATCAAGCTGGAATAGAAGCAAAAAATACTATTCAACGAACAAGTGGTATTCGCCGTACATTTCAATTTTTTCGTAAATTTTGGAAATATATTTTAGCTGTTATATTATTCTTTTCTTCTGTTGGTCAATGGTTTGTTAATAACGTACAAACACTTATTTATAGAATAGCTAATTTTAAAAATTGTTTTTTATGGTATTTTTTGGAAATTATTGGTTGGATTTTTTATATACCAATTGAATTTTTTGTATGGCTTTTTTGTTTAAAAGATATGGAAAATATGGCATGGGATTCGTTAAAACAATTTGATTGTACTTTTAATGATATTACTGGATTTCATTTCATATATTTTTCAGATGATGTAATAAAAAAATGCTATTCACGTAAATTTGTTCCATTTCCTAAAATGAATTTTGAATTTAAAATGTCTGATTTTGAAAAAGAAATTGGTAAATTTATTATGGATTTTTTATTACCAATTTCACCAGATGACGTTAAACAAATTAAAGAAATAGCTACAAATGAATCTAAAAAATCATCAAACGAATTATCAAAAGAAGTATCTCCTGTTCCAGTTATGTAATTTCACTTCAAACTTCAAGAAAATATCCAGATATATTACATAGCTATGGTTTTACGTAAAAAATGTCCACCAAATAATTTTTGTATGGAACATTTGAATATGATATTATTAATATTAATATTAGGATTTTTGATATATTTGTATCATATTTATTTGTATCGTATGTCATCTATAAAACCACCATATACAGTAGGAATTGATCCAAATACATTTTTGATACCACAACCAACTGGCACAATGACTATTGCGGATACTAGAACGGGAATGTATCCTACTTTGGGTGGAATTTCAACGCGTATGGATGTATTGAGTGATCCATATATTCCACCTGTAAAAGTTGATGGTTATGTTTTTGATCGTTATTCAAACGATATTCGTGGTATGCCACCGTTGATTGCACCAATTCAACAAAATCATTTAGTACCTGTAAATGTCGAAACACGTGGAATCAGAAATCAATATAGTCAAGTGGGAATTTTGACGAAAACTGATTCTAGTGAAAATAATACTACATTGATTCTGCCATTAATGGGACGAAAAACTATGACTGGACGTGATAAATGGCAATATTATTCTATTTCTAATACAGGTAATTTGAATACAAAATTACCTGTACGTATTCAAGGAAAAACTTGTACTTCTGAATATGGTTGTGATCCTGTAATGTCGGGGGACATTGTTTATGTTGAAGGATATAATTATTCATTCAAAGCTACTATTTATGAAAACGAATTATTTAGTTATATTCCAGTGTTGTAATAAAGTAATATATAAATATATTTTATATAAAATATATGTATGAATGAAACAACAACAAGAAATGATATAATTGATAAAATTAGTTATGAAATTGAAAAAAATGATACAATAAATAAAGAAAAAAAAAATTTAAAAATCAATATTTTAAAAAAATTTAAAAAAAATGATGAAAACTATAATGAAAACTATGATGAAAACTATGATAAAGACTATGAATTCATATCAAAATCTCAAACACAAAATTCTAGTTATTTTTTGAAACATTTTTTTGAAGAAATAATTCATAA